CACGTAGGAATCCTAGTACTGTATCAAAATAAACTTGACCAACTACGGGAGATCCTGGGGCGTCTGCTAAGTTTTGTATTCTTGCATTCTGTAATTCTAATTTATTTAAATCAATTGGGGTTAAAAACTTACGGGCCATTTACATTATCTCCTTAAGATAAATATGCTTTTCCTGAAAAGGCTTGAGAGAACGAGACCGTAAGTGAGTTCGAATTAGTGTAGGTAATTTCACCTTCGTAGATTGTACCAGCAGAATCTACAACTGTGACGTTAGGCTTAAAACCTAAATTATGATTTATTACCCAGGATGAACTGACTACTCCTTGGGTGTGTTCGTAGGCTAGCGCCTGTGGTTCTAGTGCGTTATCAGTTGTTCCAAAGTCTTGGGTACCAGATGGTGTAGTTATTAAAATTACATCATTTACTACAATTGGAACACTAGATCCTGGTCTTACGTACTGACTCATTCTGTTACCTCTTCAGTCTTAAATATTTTTCCTCTAACGTATGTTTGGGTGACTCCGTCTTTAGTTAACTGAACATCATAGTAAGATGTTCTAGGCAATATACGGGTCTGTGTTCCAGTGAGTGCTAATTTTAGAGTACGAAGGCCCGCTCCGTCTGCCGTACCTACGTTTGGAAATGTAATTGTAAAAGTTGTTATAACTCCAGGAATACCCACTCCTAGAATGTCTGCTTTTGCGGTATAGGTATCCACTTCAAAATCAAGCACTATAGTAAACTCATAAGCATCTCCCTCATACACAAAGAGGTCCTGAGTAACAATCGATACTGGAGTCTCCACATTGCCGTAGGTAGGGGTAGGAAGATGGACACGAGTAGCCGCAGAGCGATCATCAATCTCCTGTGGCTGGAATATTGGTACGTAGTGATTAGTGGTCTTTGAAATTCTGCGGAAACTAAATACATCGATCTTGAACATACCAATACCAAGTTGAGAACATAGTTCTTTGTATTGTTGTTTTCTAGACTCAATCATCTGCATTAATTGTTGGTAACGCTCAGAACGTGGAATGGTCACACCGTCTGGAGCGAAGACGTTAATATCAAAAGCAGCATCATTAGCCAAGGCATACAGGGCTAGGGTTGATGCATAAATAATTACAGGATATTCTTCAAGAGTTGGTAAATTTTGAATACTTACGCTACGACCATAGGCATCTGTGTGGAAGGCTGAGTGCTCAAGGAAGGCTGTGCTTATATAAGTTTGAGTTTCTGCGGTTGTAAAGTATCTAAAGTAATTTCCAGCAACAATAAAGTCGTCACCATCATCAGGAACATCATCACATACTATGTACCCAGTTGCTTCTTCAACCTCTACATCTGCTGAGATATCGGTGCCATTCCTAGTTACTATTAAGTTAGCGCCATCAAGAGGAGAGTACGGAATTAAAAATCTATTAGTAGTTCCATCTGCTGTAAATTGATACACGAAAGACTTAGGTATATCACCAATTTCAGACCGTAGTCGATCTGCCAGGCTTGCAATCGTAGCCACATAACCTCCGTTAAAATTCTATGCCAATCATCTCGTGTAATAGAGATTTATTCAGCGCAAAATAAAAAGGGTCCAACTCCCAACTGGGAGGAGGGCGGGAACCAGTTGAGAGTCGGACTACTAGCGACGGCTAGTCTTTAGTTTGGCCGCCAAATATATCCAAGTTGCTCTAGATAATCGGCTAGTGATCTTGGAACTCGATACTTAACACCTGCTTTAAAGGTGAAAGTATTTCCGACTCCGTAACTCATGTCTTCAATATCAGTGATTGTGCGAATGATGACCATATCACCTGCAGTTGATACTCCGACATTTTCGATTTCGTCAAGTACTAGTGGAGCATCTGGATTCTTAGGATCAAAAACATCCTTTTCCAGACTCTCTGTCTCAAGTTGGGTAGCGATAGATATTTCTTCTTTACGCTTCTTTAATGCTTCCGCATTCTTTTTTGTTGCTTGCTCCGCTGCTTTGCCTGTTGCATCAAGCGGACTTGTTTGTGTATTTGCCACGTTGTTTATTCTCCTAAGTTAGTTAGAGGTGGCTGGGAGCCAAAAAAGGAGTAAGGCTCCCAGACACCAGGGTAAAACAAATTAGTTGGTGTAAACCTTGCAGATCGCTTGATCTGTGATTACGCCAAGACCCCAAATTGCATACCAAGCAAGAGCGTGTTCACGACCGAAGTCAAGAACGCCACCATCACGAAGTTCAACTGGGAGAGAGATTGCGTGACCAAATGCATTGTCACCAATCATGATTGCTTCATAAACTGAAGCACCGTTTCCAGTTGCAGTAGTTAGATAACCCTTTTCAGCAGTAAAATCTGCAGACTCTGGGTTTCCACCATTTCCTGGAGCAGTGTTAGCCTTAACTGGAACTTCAATCTGTGATGCTGGAAGACCAACAGATGTAGAAGTTGTGTAAGCAGCGTTTACTGCAAGTTTTTTAACTTGAGTTGTCTCAATGAATACTACGTCGTACAAACGACCGATTTCACCAAGCATGAAGTTACCAGGTGCGGCGTACTTCGTTACTTCAATGAACTCTGGGTTTGAACGGATATCACGAGATTGCGCTGGGCTAATGAACATTACATAAGTCTCACCTAAGCGAGGAATGTTCTTAGAAGCAAGAGTAAGAGCAGCATCCTTAACTGCACCAGTTGATAACTTGTAGTTACCATCTAGGTCAGAGAATTGTGTTGCTACTGTACCTTCGTTGTACCAGTCATTTACACCTTGTACTGATGTGCGGTCATAACCGAACACTGCAGAAGTTGCTGCAGACAAAGTGTTACGTGCCTGTACATCTAGGTACTGTGCCATTTGGCGTCCTAGAAGACGGGATGCTGAAGCCATTACGTCATCAAATGATGCGTTTAATAGTAATTCAGAAACAGCAACAGCATAACCATGCTCTGCTACTGTGATTGCAATCTGCTCTGCAGTAAGTGCGTTTGTTGTCATACGAACGCCTTCTGTCAAAGGAGTTGGATCTACTGCGAAGTTCTTGTAACGAAGGAAGTTCACACGAAGACCAGGTGCTACACCTAGTTCAGTCTTCTTAACTGCGAATTGTTCGAAACGAAGAATTGGCATTGCCTGGAACAAAATTTCTTTCGACCAGATTGTTTGAATTGCTTGGTTCAGGCTTGTATTTGAGCCTGAGTAAGCGGTTGGGGCGCCTGCGAGTTGCCCTGTACCTGTAATTGCACTTGCCATTTAGGTCAAGTCCTTTCCTAGTAGTTGTTTGGGATTAACCGAACAGTCCCTGACCACGATTGCTGGCTGCTGTGCCAAGTAGTTTGGCTCTTTGTTTCGCATAATCCGCCAATGACATTTCCCTGATCGAATCAGGTGAGTACGATTTTTGTTCCGAATCATTATCGAGGGGTCCTGCGGCAGGATTAGTAATTCTAGTTCCTGCCATTTGTTGTCTTGCACTTTGCATTGCTTGTTGAGCAGATGACAAAATTCGAGCAGATTTTTCTTTCAACATTGAGATGCTCTGCTCTACTTCATCTGCACTGTTGCCGTCAATCAAGTCAATCAATTCAGGAACAATATTGTCCCGCTCTTGCTCAACTCTTTGTTGACGATAATTCATAACTTCTTGGAACTTACGTTCTTGTTCTAATAGAGCAAAGGCACGTTCTCTTTCAAGACGCTCAGCCTCTAATTGAGACTGAAATTCTTGCTCCTTCTTTTTTAGGAGGTCTTTAAAAGAAAGTTCAGATTCTTCTTCTTCTTTCTTCTGTGCTTCTTTGCGAACTAGTTCTTCAGCAATACGTTGTTCACGTTCTGCTTCTTTAGCGGCTTGTTCTTCACGAGCCTTTTTTAGAGATGAAAGTTCTTCTTTCATCTTTTCCATCTGTGGGTATAACTTTGCTTTCTCTTGTTCACGAGCCTTAGCAATGTCATCTGCACTATACACAGAACCTACCTCACTTGGATTTTCTTGTACTGGAAGTGCTGCCACAATTTCTGGTGACAGTAAATCAGTAGTTTCTACAGTGTTTTCCATAGTTATCACTTATCTTTCTTAGGTCGTTGTCCGAATGCCTTTCGGCGTATCACTGGGTTTTAACGAGATAATTGCACTTTATTTAAATGCATATGTCTCGATAAATTCTGATTTTACATCAGAAATCTAATTAATCTCTGTCTACTGTTCTTCTTTGTGGAATTTTTGTTCCATAAGCATCAGTAACGAGTTTGTTTCTTATCTCAGCCTCTGCCTGAATTTCTATGCTTTCAGTCTCTTGGCTGGCTGAATTTAAAGGGTTTTGGTCATCTTGAGGACCCTGCATTCCATCACCCATAACATCTCCATCACCTAATTGTGTTGGTTGCATAGGAATAGCGCTACTGCCATCAGGTCCTGGCATCATGCCAGTCATGTCCATAATCTGCTTTTGAATTTGAACCTTTATTAGTTGAAGAGCACCATCAGCCGATGCATCAGCCATAAGTTCTTGACGAATCTCAAGTAATTTCTCTTCTGGGAATTCTTCACCTAATTGACGTAGTGCACCTTCTTTAGACTCTAATCCCATACCTAGTTTAGTTTGAATTTCATTAAGAACGATAAGTTTATCAAGAGGCAATGGCTGAGGAAATTGTGCGTAGTTTATATACGTAACTGGATCATTTGGGTCAAGTTGTGGATACTGACCTTCTTTGATTGGTCCATCTTCATCTGGGTTATACATAAATGTCTGTGGCTCTTTAACTGCAAGAGTCTTCATTACTAATTCGTTAATCTTTTCAAGGCCCTTTCCATATTGGGCAACTTTTTGAGAATAACGATTCATTAATGGTTGATACTGAATAGACAGTGCTACACCAGAAGTATTTGAAATTGGTTGAACTTGTCCTAATGCAGTTTCTGGAATATTCATTAACTCATGCATTGAACGTTTTAGAAGTTCTAGGTACTTCAAGGCTCCGTCAATACCTTGTGCACCACCTTCTAAATTAAAGACTTGGGCGTCTTTTGGAAGACCGCCCCAAACCTTCTTTGCGCCCTTTTCTAAGTTGGAGGCTTTAGCACCCACGATTACCGTTACAGGCGATGCGTGGTAGTTAATGATGTCTGCAACATCAGTGCTAATTTCGTTATATGCACGGTTTATAGTGATGATGTCGTGTGCGTCGGAGAGACCCCACGGCGATCCTGAAACAGGAACATTAGGAATGTGAACTACAGGAATTACGCCAAGAGGATTTGGACGTGAATCAATGAGTTCATCGTTTACATATTCTTCAATTATGTCATCGGTAAGAATTTCAGTATAAGTAAATACTTGACGAGTACCTTCTAAAGATGTTCCCCAGAAACGGTACTTTTGTTTAAATCTTAATAATCTATTTCTATCATGTGGATGAAACTCAGGAAAACAAAAAGAGGAGTTCATTGGAAGAATACGAACACGACCAGGATGTACTAAGCCTGCAGAGTCTGTCCAAGGTTCTTCATATGCAACCTTTACAAAACAATCTCCAGTAATTCCGCCTTGTTGTCCCATCTCAAGTAAGACACGCATCTTGTCATTATCTACTTCCCAAACACGTTCCAACCTGTCAGGTACAATCGCTTCAGTCGCTTTTGGAGACCTAAAATGAACCCCACGACCAAAAGTAAAACGGGAAAGATAATCATTAAACGCCCGATAATAGTTAACAGCGATTTGCATTTCGCCTTGCTCACGACGATACCCCCAATGGTGTCCTAGGTACATTGCCCAGTTAAGTGAATAACGGTTTAAACGAGGACCGTGAACCTCAAATTCTTCATCAGCAAGTTCTACTAATCCTAGTGGAGAAATAGAAATAGTTAAGTCAGAAGATGCCGCTCTATATGACGGCGGACTAAAGTCCAAAAATGACATTACTTCTTGCCTTTATCTTTTTCTTTTTTAGAGTTCTTTACTTCTTTTTTACTTTCACGTTCTTTATTTTTAGCATTCTCTTGTTTCTTTCTTGCCATGTTTGCACGACGAGATGCTTCAGTCGTTTCAACATATTGACCACCTGCTTGTTGGTACTTCTTGCTTACCCATGCACTTGCTCCAGGATTTGGATAGTTAGAATATTTTGCCCGTGCTTGTGCAACAAACATCGCATAAAGTTTTGGGTTAGCAGGCTTACGCATTTACGTCTCCTCCGTAGATGACCGATCTCCGCTCATACCTTATAGCATGAGCGGAGTCAGGTGTTAATAAGTTACTTAGTCGTTTACGACTGTTGGGGACTGACGTTGAGTCCGTCCACCTGAACGAGCAACTGTCTCAATCTGTGCGGCTGAGTAGTCGTTCATTGTTCCATGGGCAAACTCACCAAGAAATGTTGGTGCCTCTGTCCATGAAGCAGAACCCACGTGAGCACGTTCTGCAAGTGTTTCAGCAGCAGGCTTCTGCCATACTGGTGCATTACGGTTTGGTCGTCCTGCAGCCACTGCAGAACCTTGTTGCATTCCTAATTGAAAATCGTTTGGAATATCGGTATCAGTTGCGACACCTTCTTCAAAACGAAGCGGTCCACGGCGAGTTGCATTATCTGCACCCTTGCGCTCATAAACCTGTGGTGCACGCTCTGGGAAGCGAGGTGCTGGTGAGATTGTCATAATGACTCCTTAAGGATTGATTTGGGAAAGGCCTTTTCCTTGGTAATAGTTTCCACCCTTTTTGATACTTTGTGTTGTCTAACTAGAAAAAAGGATTACTAGAGGCTACTACTTCGGGCATTACTAGGTCCTGAGTTAAAGAACATGCAATTGATAAAGAATCTACAAAGTCATCATGTGCGTAGGATTCATCAGGGGCCGCTACAAGGAAATTTGGGCCTTTATATTGAACCTCTGCATCAACCATCTGTTGATAGAACCTCTTCCAAGTTCTTAGGCGCCTAGTTTTTGCATGAGCAGGCCAAGCAATCATTTTGCGTTGAATTAAAGCCTGTAAGTGTTTCCATCTCTTAGACTGTTCAGAGGGGCTAGATGTTAAAGACATTACTTCTGCTCTTGGTAATAATAACTTTAATCTTTGGGCTACAGCATCTCCTACACCGTTAGCGTCAACACCGATAGCAAGAACATCATAGTTACTTAAAAAGTTTACTACTTGATAGTACTGCTCTTCCCAATCATCTCCTTGCATCTCTAACCAGTTAAGTATTCGGTGATCAAAATAACCAAACTCGTCAGGACGATCCCAATCAACCCAAACCACAGTAACAACTGTACTGTCAGTTTTACGAGCAGGGTCAATGCCAACAACAACTGGAGTCTTGTGCCACACTTTAACAAGTTCTTGAGACGTATCACCCAACTCATCCATAATTGAAGAAGTAATAAACATACCTCTCTCCAAGAGCCACTTGCAGTTATACGACATTTGGAACTCGTCTGATTCTTCTCCAATACGTAACATTTCTTTACGAATAAACTTTTCATAGTTTGCGTTGAATTTGGCTACATCTTTCCAGTCCCATTGAAAATGATTTTGTCTATTTCCTTTTGTTGTTTGACGTCTACGGTTTAATTGAATTGATCTATAAAAGTTATTCTTACTTGTAGTTGGAGTGCCTGTTTTAACCATAGTTCCCGCATAGTATGCAAGCATAGGAGAGATTGATTTAGAGACAACAAAGTCATCTGCTTCTTGACACTCGTCAATAACAATCAAATGGAATGACTTAGACTCGATCTTTGCACGAGGGTTAGCGGTCATCATTGTAATTGTTGATCCAGATTTCTTTAATTTAATTTGTCTAGTTACACCACCGACACGAACTGCAGAGTCATCAATTTCAACATCGCCCATAATATCTACTGCTCGTTCTGAAGTTAGTCTAGTAACAGCACGTCCAAACAAGGTCTCAGCCTGAGACTCTGTAGGTGCAAATAACCCAACCCAAACTCCATCTTTAAATTTTCCTAGTAAATCAGGGTATAACTTTGCAAGACGAGGAAGAAGAATCATTAGTGTGGCTACAGTGTCTGCAACTGTTTCAGATTTACCTGACTGACGAGAGGCAAGGGCAGTAACTTCTTCACCATCATTTATAATTACCGATTCCATAATACGACGAGCCAACGGCTTTTGATACGGGTGAAGATCATGGCCAACTAAAACCTTTAAGAAGTCCATCATCTTATCGATTAAAGTATCTACAAACTTTTGAGATAGTTCATCTAATAAATCTTCTACTGGATCTTCTACAGGCTTTTCTTCAGCCTGATAGAACTCAGGTGTAATTTCTTCGAACTTATCTTTATCAAATGACATAATATCCTTATTAAATAGCGAAACCCATCACTAAGGATGGGTTAGCGCCTGACCTGTAAGAGAGTAAGACAGTTAATCATAACACAGACTTAGAGCGTCGCTTTAACTCTCTAGCAATTGCATGAAAGACCTCTGCACCCATAACAATTTCATCAAGGTCTGCTTCACTCTGTTGCCTTTGCCAGATCGTGATATGTCTTCCAATCGTGTACATCGACTGCTCCATCCATGAAATCAAATCGGGAGTAGAGATCGTCGATACTCGCTTCTCGATTCGAGTCTGGGGCTGGTGTCCATCCCGCTTCTTCCGTAAAATCATCGTAAGTAACTTCCCGCCTTCCTAATGCAGTACTTAAGGCTTCTTCTTCAGTTTTCATTCCACTCCACGCTCCAAACACTAACGCTTTATACCTAGGCAATCGTACTATAAAGGGGTTAGATGTGCGATACGGGGGTTCAATCTCCTGCGTCCAACCACGGACAATAAATTTAAAGCCCCATTTAAAAGGGAAGTTTGTTAATTGTACGAAGTGTTTTGGTCCGATTTTGTGAGCCTTTGGCATTATGTCCTTTTCTTAGACTGACGTCCTCCGTAGTGTAACTGAGCGGCACGAGTAAACCTGTAGAAGGTCTTTCTAGCAGTTGCTGATAAGGTAGATACATCTGCGGCACCACGAGGCTTGTAATCTAAAAACGTATAGATGTACTGACCTTTAGAAACTACAGATTTAAATTTTTGCCATTCGTTAGGGGTTACTTCGTAGTAATTGTAGAAGGTTCCGTCCCTAAACACAACTGTGATAACTTGACGATCACGATCATATCCAGCGGCAACTGTCCGTGGCCGTGATGGGTTAGAGGTACTAGTTGGAACAACTGTTATGGGAGCAGGAGCGTCAGACTCTCCAAATTGAGGTCCCCTCTCACCTGGAA